TGAAGGCCCTTGCCCGCGTCATCCTGCGCCAGTCGCTGTTCGCGCTCTGGCTCGCCGCCATATGGGTGCTGTATTGCACGCCGGCGTGCACGCACCCGATCGAACATCTCATCGCCGCGCCGGTCGCAGTGCTTATTCCGGCGGCCGTCATCATGCGCCGCCTGTGCTCGGATCCCCGCGTCACGCGATGGCTGGAGCAGAAGTGAAGGACTTGGATGACTCCGCACACATTGCGGCATGGACGTGGTTCGTCATGCGCGTCCATGCGGGAGCCATCCAACCGTCAAGGAAAAGACGCTAAAACCGGCCGGACGGGTCATCTTCTTCTTCTCCTCCCGTCCGCCCCGCCGGAGCCCGCGACAGGATGCGGGCGCCATAGATCGGCGCTCCGATAACGCCGGCGGATGGATGCGCGGTTCGATTCCGCGCTCCGGCACGACATCCAATCCAATCCCAAAGGAGGCACACGATGCCAAGCAAGACAGCCAGGCCGGAAGGCGAGCGGTGGTTCGAATGGCCGCTCACGCCGACCAGCATCGGCATGACGGCGGCCGAACTTATCAGTGAATTGCATGAGACCGTCACCGCGCTCAACCATGACCGCAGCTGGAATCTCACGCTGGTCGCGCCTGCGCGCTTCGGAGACATCATCATCGACCGCGAGGCCGGATGCCTCCGAGCGAAATGCGCGTGGAAGACCAAGGACCCAAGCCAGCTCGGCCCAGCGCCCGCCGGATACGTGAGGGGAGAGTGACGCCATGGCCATCGGGGAGACCGTCATCACCATCGTCGGCAACCTCACCGCGGATCCGGAACTGAGGACCACCGGCCAGGGCGCGCAGGTCGCCAGCTTCACCATCGCCAACACGCCACGCCAGTACAACCGGCAGACCGGACAGTACGAGGACGGAGACGCGCTCTTCCTCCGCTGTTCGGCATGGAACGACCTCGCCCAGCATTGCGTGCGGTCATTGGCCAAGGGTATGCGGGTCATCGCCCAGGGCAGGCTCAAGCAGCACTCGTATCAGGCGCAGGACGGCACCAATCGGACCGTCGTGGAGCTGCAGGTCGACGAAATCGGGCCATCGCTGCGGTACGCGACGGCGCAGGTCGCCCGCATCAGCCGCCAGGGCGGTCCCGTCTACGGCAACCCCGCATCGCCGCAGCCGACCGTCAACACCGGCGTCGGTGGCTGGAGCCAACGGCCGCAACAGTCGGCGCAGACACAGCAACCCGCCGCGCCGCCGGCCGATGATCCGTGGGGCGCGCCGGCGGCCGACCAATCGTCATTTGGGGACTTCGGCAAACCGGATCCGGAACCGGAATTCTAAAGGAGGAAGCAATGAAAGCCAGCGAACAGCAGGTGCTCATCCCGCAGGAAGCGACACCGGACACGCTCATCGACCTCATCGGCAAGACGCAGCAGGTCACCAAGGCCGCGGCCGTCGTGCTCAAGGCATGCCGCAACGTCATGGACACCAAAAACAAGCAGGAGCACATCGACAAGTGGGGCGGCATCCACGCCATCACCGAAGCCGTGTACGACTGCGCAGACCTCGCTCAGCGCATCCTCGACGCCGGCCTGGCCATGGAGAACATGTGCGCCAAGCCCGCCACGTCACGGCAGATGATCCTCATCGACGACCTGCGCCGCAGCCTCGACATGGAGGATGGCGACGTGGAGGCGTCCATCGACCCGGACACCGGCGAGATCGGCTAAGCCTCCAAGGAACCCGAACCACGGAAGGAGAAGAAGAATGTGGTTCATCATCGACGACCAGATGGCCGACGACAGGCGCATCCGACGCCTACCGCTCGCCACCGTGGGCCTGTGGGTCAAACTCTGCGTCATCCACTCCAAAGGCGTCTCGATGCAATCGAAGGACCCGTCGGCGTATCCCGGCCACTTCGACCAGCTCGACCTCAAGGACGCCGGAGGCACCATGCGCCAGCTCCAGCAGCTCATCGATGCGGGACTCATGGAGGAGCACGACGGCGGATGGCGTCCCGTCTACGCCGAAGGCATCTGCAGGGAGCCACGAGTGCTGACCGAAGAGCAACGCGAGGCGCGCCGAAAAGCCGGAAGCAAGGGAGGCCGCCGTAAGGCCGCCAACCAAAAGGCCAAGCAAACGTCGGGCGACTTGCCGGAAAACAGCCAAGCAAACGGAGAGCAAAACGGTAGCAAACCTTCTAGCAAGTTGCTAGGGGACAGCCAAGCAAAAACATGGCATAAAACCGATACCGATACCGATATACCCTCTCCGACCCCTCCCGCCGGCAAACCGAAGCAACCCGCCACGCCGGAATCCGGCTTCGACCATTTCGCCGAAACCTATCCCGGATCCGTCGGCGCGAAAGGCCGCAAGACCGAAGTCGAAGCCAGAGCCCTGTACGCGGCCATCGCCGGAAACCCCGTCGAACTGACCCGACTCCAGACCGCGCTCCGCCGCTACAAGCGCGCTGTCAACGACGGCCAAATCCGCAGCGGCCACATCCCACGACTCAACACATGGCTCCGCGACCAATGGGAGACATGGGCGCCGGAACCCATCACACCCGCACGCCAGCACAAGCACACCTGGAACTGCGAACACGTCCACCAGCTCATGGATCCACATGAGGACGCATACGACCACACCGGCAGCCTCCGCGACGGACATCCAAGCGAATGGTGGCAGGCATGCCAGGCATGCGCCGACGAACTCAACAACCAAGAAACAAGCAAGGAGAACAAGCAATGAGCAACTACCAAAGCGATCAGATCAAGCTCATCAACACCAGCCTCATCGACCCGCACCCGGACAATCCACGAAAGCAGATCGGCGACGTGACCGACCTCGCGGCGAGCATCAAAGCCAACGGCCTGCTCTCGCCGCTCTCCGTCGTACCCAACGGCGAGCGCTATCGTGTCATCGCCGGCCATCGTCGTCTCGCCGCATGCAAGCAGGCCGGCACCGGAGCCGTGCCGTGTTTCGTGCTTGACTTAGACCCGTTGCAGCAGTTGGAGGCCATGGTCACCGAAAACTGCCAGCGCGAACAGCTCACCGTCCTCGAGGAGGCCGACGCCATCCAGGGCATGCTCGACCTCGGAGCCACCACCGCCAGCGTCGCCCACCGGCTCGGCCGAAGCAGCGACTACGTGCGTGACCGCGCCAAGGCCGCCAGCATCGACAACGAGGTCAGAGCGACCCGCGACGATTTCAGCCAGCTCACCATCGGCCATCTCGTGGCCATAGCGCGATACGACGGCCGTCCGGATCTGCAGAAGAAGCTCGCGCAGGCGGCCGGCACCTCGAACTTCGACTACACCCTCAGCCGCATCGAACGCGATGAGAACGACCGGCAATGGATCGAATCGGTCGCCGCGCTCCTCGGGGAGCCCGACAACGGCATCAACCTCATCCCCGACCCCGAAAAGCCCTACAGCGACCCGGAATGGCGATACTCCGGCTGCATGTTCCCGTCCACCGGCACCCCCGAAGAAACCATCGAGAAGATCCGCGAACAGAACCCCGCAGCCGTATCCATCCACATGGAGCAGGTCTACCTCTGGACCCGCCGCGACAAGACCGCCGACGCCGAAAAGGAAGCCCGACGAGCCGCCGAACAAGCCGAACGCGACGCCCGCAGGCACGCGCTCGAGGAATACGCCGCCGCATCCGCCGACAAGCGCATGGCATGGCTCCACGGCCATCTCCACGGCGTCAAACGCGACAAGCTCGTCGAAACCACGGCCAGGCTCGGACTCCTGCAGATCATCGACCCGGACCCGACCGGCTTCACCAATGCCTTATCCACCTGGAACGACGCCGCATGCGGTGGCGAACAATTCACCACCATCAGCGGCATCGACCCGGAACGGGCGCTCGCCGAACTCCGCTACCACCTCGACGAACCCGACTGGGCGGTCTGGGCGGTGCAAATCCTCGCCGCACGCATCGAATGGTTCATCGACCCGACCGACTGGACCACCGCCAACGACATCGGCAGACGCATCCCCGGCTACTACCAGATCCTCCAAGACCTCGGCTACACGCCCACCGACGACGAAACCAGCCACCTCGACCAGCTCGTCGCCGCCATCAGCGAAGCCGACCAGCCAGAAGAAGACGAGGAGGAAGACGAGTGACCAAGGAACAGATCAACAGACTCGCCCAACTCCTCACCGACACCGCCGAAACCGCGGCGAACATAGAACTCCAGGCGCTCGCCGGCGGCAAGGCCGATAACGGCATCGCCGCGATGGCCTCCGGACTGAGAACCAACTGCACCTCATGTCTGTTGCTGGTCAACGGCCTGATGCAGGAGACGTCACATGAGCGAGTTTGAGGACTCGAAACACATCGCCTTGGAACGCCAAGGCTGGCACTGCCTCCGCTGCGGCACGAACATCCACGACCCGTCACGATGGCCCGGCCGCTCCGGCCATCACCGGCAACTGCGCCGCGCGGCGGATCCGGATGTGCGGCACAGTCCCGCCAACGTCATCGAGCTGTGCGGCTCGGGAACTACTGGCTGCCATGGGTGGGTCCACCAGCATGTGGCAGAGGCGGAACGGCTTGGACTGATCGTCCCGCTCGGCATGGATCCTCTCTCCACCCCAGTGCGCGACTGGCAGGGGAGATGGCTCTGGCTCAACCAGGACGGCACGGCCACGCCATTGACCATGCGCGAAACATTGACAATTCAAACGGAAGGAATGACAAATGCACGAGAATAACGGCAAACCGGAGGCGCTGTTGTGGATCGACTTTGAGACCACGGGCGTGGACAGGCGCAAAAGCCTGCCATTGGAGATCGGTATGGAATGCACCGACATGCTGGGCGAACAAAAGTTCGGATCATTGTCCCGCATCATCCGCCCGGACAGACTCGACCTCCTGTCCATGAGCCCCGTCGCCTTCTCCATGCACACCGACAACGGCCTGCTGTTCGAACTCATGGGAGGCTCCGTGCGCAATGACGGCATGGTCGTCGTGGCCAACGCCGTGGAGGAATTCCTCGACTCGCTCTCCCAGCGCTTCTCCATCGTCCCCGCGGGGACCAACGTGGACTTCGACCTTGACTTCCTCCGCCGACTCAACCTCAACCCTGACGCGTGGCTCACCTACCGCAAATACGACATGGCCACCATCCGCCGACTTGTCACCGTGCTCGGCGCCCCGGATCCATACCAGGGCGACAGCGGCCCGCACCGGGTGAAATCCTGCATCGCACGCGACATCAAAGACTACAAGGCCATGCTCGAGACACTCGCCGTCAAGACGGGAGACCACAAGTGAGAAAGACCATCAGCCACCTCGCCGACCGGCTCGGAGACGCCATGGCCACGCTGTTCACCCTCCTCGCGCTGCTGCTCATCCCGCACGCCGTCATCAGGGCGATCATCGGACAGGCGCTCCACCAGTGGACACCAATCACGTGGCTCGCCATCCACATCGCACTGACCATCGCGGCGCTCGTCACCAGCCTCGCCAGCTACGCGATCGCCGCACTGCTCGCACCGCCAAGACCGGAGACCTACCAATGACCGAAGACCAGCAAGACCAGCTCGTCATCAGCCTCGACACGCAATACGCCGTCGCGCACGCCATCTACAACCGGTTCCACGCCAACGGCCACCGCAAACACCTCACGTGGGAAAACCTCGACGACGACGGCCGCGAACCATGGCGGCTGATAGCCAAGGACGCGATCACCGAGATGCTGGCCAGCCCGGAGATCGGAGGAACGGCATGAGCCACACCGCGATAATCCTCCTGGCGCTCGCCTTCCTGATCGGCTGGATGGGTGGCCGGGAATGAGCGTCATCGTTCCATTGCACAAGTGGCGGTCGGCCGATCCGGCCATCCTGATCGGCCGCCGCTGCATCGCCCGCACCGACGACGACGTCGTCATCGACGGCCGGCTCGAACTCATCCGCTGGCCGGACGGCACCGCCACCCTCCGCTTCCAAGGCATCGGAAACGACATCATCGACCACGATCCGAACACATGTTCCAACAGCATGAGCGACGGCATACGAAGCCTCGCCGTCTACGGAAAGGAATGAAATGCACCACACAGACACCGTCAGAATCGCCACCAACCCACGCAAATGGCGCAGACCTGCACCCTGCCCGGCATGCCGTCAGTCACGGCCGCTCATCCTGACCCTCGGCGCCATCTACAAACTCCGCACACGCAAACCGGTCAACACCATCTACGGTTGCATCTGCCCCAACTGCCGGCACAAATGCATCCTCCACGTCGACGGCAGAAGCCTCAACAAAGCCATCCGCCTCTGGAACCACCACGCCAGCCACCAGCAAAGGAACGAACAATGAGAAACACCATCTGCGCCGCCCTCACCGCCATCACCCTCACCCTCTGCACCGCGCTCGCGGGATGCGGAAGCGCGTCGGGGCCTTCCACGCCAGCGCATGCGGTCAGGTCCGTCGACTCGCAGTGCTCCGCCGGGGCCGACGTATTCACGGAATGCGTCATCACCCTGACCGACACGAGGAAAGTGGACTGCGTCGTTTACTCGGGCTACGAGAAGGCCGGCCTGTCCTGCGATTGGAGCCATGTGAGCGGAGCGGACAAGGATCCTGAGCGATGAGCTACCGGGAAATCCATGAGCTGTTCGTCGTCTGCGACGAGTGCCACACAAGCCTTTCCGTCTATGACGCGACCTACGAGGACGCCGACAACGAGGCCGCCGACCACGGCTGGCAATGCGACGAGCTCCAAGGCAGGCACTACTGCCCGCTCCACTGGCACGTCGAATGCCATGACTGCGACATCACCGACAGTGGAGCGCCGGACGAACTGGAGGCCGCGGGATGGCACATCGACCGCGACTATCCATGCGACAGCCTCTGTCCGAACCACCGCCATCTCGCATGCCGCGAATGCCGCAAGTGGGACGTCGGACCGCTGCACCGGCTCGAATACGAGGGATGGCAAGTCAATTCCACCGACCTCACCGACAGCCTCTGCCCCGAATGCGTCAAAGCCAAGGAGGAAACAAAATGAGAAACAGCGACGCAGACATCGCCATCGACGTGCTCAACAAACTCATCGCCCAGGAACTCGAAGCCGCGAGCGCCGGAATGCGTTTTGGCAATCGACCCCTTGAGGAAAGTGCGTCGATTCGATACCACGCCTATCTCAATGCCAGGGACAAGATTCGGGAGGCGCTCGCCGATGCCGTGGAGGAGCGGGATGCTCGGAACCCGTTTCTGCCTCAGCGTGATGAGTTGGTCACGCAGGATATGCACACGTGCGATTTGTGTGGCAGGCGGGTGTCCAGTCCGGTCTATGCCGTGCATCTTGCCTATATGGATCAGGCGAAGACCGCTTCGGAGGTGTGTGCCGGCTGCATGTGGCGGATGAAGTTCCAGCCGGTGAGGGCCATTTCGTTGGACATGTACCGGCTGTTCGAAAGGTGGCTGGACGAGCAGAAGGAGACGGAGCAGTGAGTTGGAAATTTAAGGTAGTGCCGCTCACATACACGACCGACAGGGACGCATGGACGCTCACGCTGAACAACGCCGGAACGCTCGAAAGCCTGCTTTCCGAGGGGTGGAGTGTGGTGCGGACCGACGTGCTGCCTGGACTCAATGGGAAAGGCGAGTACAAGGTACCGCCGAACACATGCTTCGAACCGCCACTGCCGCCGACGCTCGTCTACATCCTCGGTAAGGAGGCGGAATGATGCACGGCATCAGTCGTAACAAACGGCGCTCGCCGCATGCATGCCGTAGCGCGGTCGGGATATTCATCTGCGCGAGCAACGGCATAGGTCCGGCGCAATACGAGGACAGCCTGCGCAGGATAGAGCATTGCGTCATCTGCGGCAGGTGGTGGAAGCTATACGCCGCGTCCTCACATCTGACCATCTGGACCGAACTGCCCGAATGGGTGGTGTGGCTGCTGCGACACAAGACCTGGAAGACCATGCACAATCAAAAGAGGAAGGAAACGAAATGAGTGAGGAAACACTAGACCCGCCACTGCCGCCGATCGACGCGCGCACCGAAGCCGTAGCCGAACGTCTGTTCGGGCTCAAATGGGCGCTCCGCAAGGACTCCACCGAAATCATCCATGAGGAATGGCGGACCGCATCCGAATGGATCCGCGACGGATACCTGCGCCAAGCCATCGAAGTGCTCGCCGCCGCCGACCAAGCGGAACCCGCGAGCGCCGACGGATCCGATTATGAGGAGCGGATGCGCGTCGAATACCGTGAGTTGACCGCTCGTGCCGGCAGGCTCAGGGGCATGCTGCAGCGGTATGCGGATGGCACGCTCGACTTCGAGCCTACCTGTCCGATCACTCTGTTGAGCAGGCAGCTTGACGTCATGGACGAATACGCCGTTCTGCTCCGCCATAGAGCCAAGATCGAACACGTCAACCTTGAAAAACAGGACTCCGCCACCGAATAAACAAAGAACCCGACCTTCCGGCCGGGCTCTGGCATTACCACAAACCAGACTACCACGCCGGAGGGAATCGAACAAATGTACGAACCGACCAACGAATCCCAACCAACCACCACCAACACCACAACAAACACCAGCCAAACAACACCAGCGCTCGCCGGTGTGTGCCTCGTCTGCGGCGGAGGATGCGCTGTCGGCGACACCATGTGCGCGAGATGCGATGGGCTGATGCGCGGCTGGCTGCGGGAATATCCATCATGGTTGGATTCGCTGCATGAGTTCCTGGACTCGACCGCGCACTACGGAGGCCGCCAGCCTGGACGCGTCAACCTTCCAGCCGCACCGACGCCAATCCGATTGCCGGTGCTCGACCACATGCAGGAGATCGGGGACATGGCGGTCGCATTGTGGCGCAGACTGTACGCGCCATCGGCGATGCCATGGGCGAACGGCCGGATCCACCCGTCCCTGCTGGAATGTTTGAGCGTCTGCGCCGCATGTCCACGGTTGAACCGGCTTCCGGACATCGACATCATCTGGCACGACTGGGAATCCTTGGCGCGCAAGACCTTGTCCATCATCGACGTGCCGCCTTCCAAGCACGGCATCGGAAGATGCCCGAACCCATTGTGCGGTGTCGAACTGTCGGCGCCCATCGACGCGGTCGAGGTCACCTGCCCCGTATGCGGCGGCACTTACCGCGTGGTGGACGTGCGGCTCGGCTTCCTGAAGGAGTGCATCGCATCCGGCAAAGCGTTCACGGCGGGGGAGTGCGCGGAGCTGCTGCGCGAATGCGGGTTCCAGTGCAGCGTGAACACGATCTACTCGTGGCGCAAGCGCGGCAGGATCCAACCGGCCGGCAGGAACGGGAAGGGACAGCCGCTCTACCGTCTCGCCGACGTGCACGGGCAGCTTTCCCGACGCGACTCGATTTGACGTTTCTCGAAGTGCAAGGCATAATTGTCAGTGGATTAGAGGGTTCAAACCGAGATGACTTGGTTTGAACCCTTTTCATATCCGCCATGGATTCTCCTAACTCCCTGGGTTGCAGTCCCGTCCTGTCCGAACGGCATATCGGACACGCTCCGCCCACTCCCGTCAGAGTTGGCATACCCCAATGTGGCAGGCAAGCCAATCCCGTGCTTCCGTGATGCGGTGATGCTCAAATCCGCCTGCCGGTATGCCTTCGTAGGAATCAGTGGTAGATCGTACCGGCCGCGAGTCTTTATTGGATTCTCTTCCTTGTGGCCGCGTGTGGACGCGGGTTCGAATCCCGCCGAAGGCACCCATGAAACAAATCCGGGGTAGGGGTATTGACAATCCGGGAGGGGTATTCGCAGATGATGGGGAGCCCCTACAAGACACGGGAGTGTCCATATACGGGAGCCCCTATACCGGCATTCCAGCAGGCCAACGGCGAAGATAGTCGTCGGCAAATCCACGGCACCCCGGGGCTCATGCATGTGGGGAGGCCACATGAGCAAGCGGCGCAACGAGCGTGTCAGCAACGGCTGGCGGCGCAGACAGCTCAGGGCAAGAGTGCTGGCCGCATACGACGTGTGCGCCATCTGCGGCAAGCCAGTCGACAAGACATTGAAGACACCACATCCGATGAGTGCCGAGGTCGACGAGCTCATACCGGTCTCACGCGGTGGTGATCCATACAGCTTCGCGAACTGCAGGCTCACGCACCGCATCTGCAACAGGATGAAGAGCGACAAGACAGACGAACATGCACGAGCGCTGCTGGCTGGCAGACAGGAAGTGAAATCAAGCTTGATGCCGTTCAAAACGTTCGGCATCTGACCCGATACCAGGGCAGGGTACCCGGTCATACCCCCTTGGGGTAGCCTCGGGTGCAGTGCCGATATCCCTCCCGTAATACAAACGTCGGAAACAGGGGAAACAACGAAAGGTCGGAAAGCGAGGGAAGTGCCGATGAAGTGCGAACTCTGCGGCAAGGAATTCCAACCGTCCGGCCACGGGCGGCCGCAACGCTACTGCTCCAAATCCTGCCGCCAGAAAGCCGCTTATCGTCGGGAAAAGAACCGGGCTACGCAAACGGAAGCGGATAGGCCCGTATCCAAGCCGACGAAAACGAAACGGAAGCCTGAACCGGAACTCGACAAACAGAACTTCGAACGGATGATGGACGGCTCCCACGAGGACACGCTCCGCGAAATCGTCGGCAGACTGCGCGAGGCTCTGCATGACCCGTCCACGCCGGCCAACGCGTTGCCGTCGATCAGCAGCAAGCTCGCCGAATTCGACGAACGGATGCGCATGGCCGAGGATTCCGGCAGCCTGTTCGATGCGAATGATGACGTGACGGAGGTGGCGGAGGATGTCGGAGCGTCGATTGTCTGAGATCGCCCAACGGCTCGTGAAGCCGGAAGACGTCACGTCAAGCGATTTCAAACTGATCAACAATGCGGCGGTCAAGGCCGGAATCCACTACGACCTCTGGCAGAAAGGTTTCCTATACCTCCTGTTCGCTAAACGCGCCGACGGCAAGTACGCATGCGGATCCGGAGGAGCGGTCCTGTCCAGCTGCAGGCAGATCGGCAAGACGTTCACGGTCGGCACGGCGATATTCATCCTGTGCGCCGGACGTGCCGGAACACTGGTCATCTGGACCGCGCACCACACGCGCACCTCCGACGAGACGTTCGCCGACATGTGCGACCTGACGCATAATCCGAAACTGTCCAGGTACGTGCGGAACGTGCGTCGAGCGAACGGCCAGCAGGAGATCCGTTTCGCCAATGGGAGCCGCATCATGTTCGGCGCGCGTGAGAACGGTTTCGGCCGTGGCTTGCATTCGGCGGACATCGAGGTGTTCGACGAGGCTCAGATACTCACCATCAAGGCGTTGGACAATCTGATTCCGATCGTGAACACGAGCCCGAACCCGTTGATCGTGTTCATGGGCAACCCGCCGAAGCCGGGAGACCAGTGCGAGGCGTTCGAGGAGAAACGTTCGACCGCGTTGGCGGGCAATTCGGACGACATGCTCTACGTGGAGCTCGGGGCAGACCGCGACTGCGATCTGGACGACCGGACCGCGTGGGCGAAAGCGAACCCGTCTTATCCTCGCCGCACCAGCGAACAGGCGATATTGCGCATGCGCAATCTCCTCGCCGAGGATTCGTTCCGCCGTGAGGCACTCGGCATCTGGGACGAGACCGCCACCGCGTACGCCATCAGCCCCGACCTGTGGAAGGCCGCCGAAACCGACGACGTGCCCGACGGCGGCACGGTGAGCTTCGGCATCGACATGCCGCCCGACAGGAGCGTGCTGACCATCGGCGCCGCATTGCGGTACGAGGACGGGTCAGCCGTCATCCAGATGGCGAACATCAAGGACGCGCGGCAGGCTGGCACCATGTGGGCCGTGGACTGGCTCGCCGAACGTTGGCCGAAGACCGCCAGCGTGGTCATCGACGCGCAGTCCCCGGCAATGAGCCTGCTGCCCGAACTGAAGGCCGCGCACGTGAAGGTCACCGTGACGAACATGCAGGAGATGGGCCGCGCATGCGGCCGATTCCTCGACATGCTCAAAGCCGGAACGCTCAAGCACCCGCCGGACGAATACCAGCCGCAGCTGGCCGCAGCCGTCAAGGGCGCGACCACGCGTCCATTGGGACAGTCCGGCGCGATCGCATGGAACAAGCTCGGCTCGGATATCGACATAACGCCGCTCGTATCAACCACGATCGCCCTGTACGGGGCGTGCACGACAAAACGACATCCCGGAAGACGACAGACCATCGGAGGAATCTAAATGGGCGACATCCAGATGACAAACGTTCCGGATAGCTGGCGGCCGTCCGGAGGATCGGTGGCGCTGACGAAACTGGTTGTGCCCACCAGCATCGACGGGCTTACAAACCAAGAGAACGAACTGCTCGCAGAGCTCGCCGAAGTGTGGACACGTCATGCGAGCCGCAATCGGAAACTCACCGCATACTACGAATCGAAAGAGCCGCTGGTCGACTTCGGTCTCACGGTTCCACAGTCCATCAAGGACCACTACACGCCATTGGGATGGGCACGCAAGGCGGTGGACATGCTCGCCGAGCTTTGCGTATTCGAGGGATTCGTCTCGCCTGGTGTCGATGATCCGTTCCAACTACAGGACTTCATGAGCAGAATCGGCTTCACCAGCGTCCTTCAGCAGGCCATACAGACGGCACTCATTCACGGCTGCTCGTTCCTCAGCGTCATCCAAGACGCGGAGAACAGGCCTCTCATCCGCACCCACACCGCGGAAAGCTCGGCAGCGATCTGGGACTACCCGAACCGACGCGTCAAGGCATGCATGGCCATAACCGACGTGAACAACGACAACGAGGCCATCGGACTCGTGCTCTACATGCCGACGCGCAACATCAGCGTGTCCCGCAGTCTTGGCACATGGTACGTGCAAGGATCGCAACCCACCGTGAACGGCGAATGCAGCGTGTTCCGCCTCGCCTACAAAGCCACCGAAGTCAAACCATTCGGACGCTCCCGCATCAGCCATGACGCGATGAACATCATCGACGGCGCGAACCGCACCATCGTGCGCGCCGAGGCGAACGCCGAATTCTACGCATTCCCGAAAATCCTGCTCATGGGCACCAGCGACGAGCTCGCGTCCTTGAGCGCGGACGCCGCGCTCAAACTCTACATGGGCCGCTACAACATGATCAGCAAGGACGCGGACGGTGATTCGCCGACAGTGACCCAACTGGCCGCATCCAGCATGGATCCGCACCTGACGATGCTGAAAAGCTGGGCCGCCATGTTCGCCAGCGCGATGAACATTCCCGCCAGTTCGCTCGGCATCGTATCGGACGCGAATCCGACGTCAGCGGACGCGACCGAGGCGCAACGCGAGGACCTGATTATCGAGGCGCGCCACTGCGACCGCGATTTCGGCGAATCGATCCTGCAGGCGGCACGCCTCGTGGCGCGCATACAGGATCCATCGGTGTCAGACGATGATCTGATGAAACTGCAGGTCGACTGGAAGAACCCCAACACTCCGTCAAGCTCCATGAGCGCCGACGCGTTCAGCAAACTCGCCGGCAGCATCGACTCGTTCGCCAACAGCGAGGTCGGCATGACCCGCGCCGGATTGAGCAGAAGCGAGATCGTCCGCTTGAAGGCCGACCAGCGCAAGGCTCAAGCCGGACAGGTCCTCGACCAGATTCGCGGCATGCGCCAACAGACGGAGCAGACGCAGGACGACGGGGAACGCCAGACCGACGCTTCCACGCAATCAACTGTTTCGGGGGGGGGACTGAAGGACAGCTTCGACGCACTGGGAGTAGCGATCAGAGCCGGGGTGACACCGGAATCCGCGGCATCGATGCTTGGACTGAAAGGCATTGAATTCACCGGCATGACGCCGGTCAGCCTCAAACTACCGGAAGGCGGCGGAAATGAGCCTGAACAGTCTGAACCTGCCTCCGGAACAACACAGAAGGCTTGAACTCGACCTCAACGACCTGTACGAGGATTACACGGACACCATGAGCCGCTTGCAGAAGGAGGCAGGCAACAGCGTTTCAGGACTTGTCTGGGACGGTGAAAGCCAGGAACTCATCAAAGCGGAGATCAACCGGTACGCCGACGCGGCCAACAAACTCGCATCCGACTACTACAGCCATGTGCGCGACCTATGGGCACAATACGGCGGAATCGACATGCCGGAATACGAGCCGCCGACCATCACCGCCGACCGTGCGGTCTGGCAGATGGAAGGCGGTTTCAACAACACCGACTTCATGGGATTGCATTACAAGGACGTCATTCCAGATGAGAACGGCGTCGTGCATAACAACGCCGGAAGAACCATCGACGACCTGTGGCCAACGTTCGCCGACGAGGAGCAGGCGCTGGAATACGTGCAGAATCTGGTTCAGACGGTCGGCCGGATGACCATGCAGAGGGCCGTGGCCAACGATCCCACCAAGCCTCGCTGGGCTCGCGTCCCACGAGGGGCTAAGACATGCGCGTTCTGCCTTATGCTCGCCTCGCGTGGATTCTCCTACCTGAGCGGGGACACCGCCGGACGGCAGATGCAATACCATGCTGACTGCGATTGCGACATCGTGCCAAGCTGGGGCAGCAGCAAACTCAAAGGATACGATCCGGACAAGTATCGTGAAATGTACCAGGCAGCCAAGGCCGCGGCCGGCGATGACGGCGACTGGCGTGACACGCTAGCCCAATTGAGACGCATCTATCACGATGAGGTCAATGATGGCGTGACTGCCCAACCGACGATTCGATGGAGCGGCAAATCGATTCCGATCAATGCTTCCGAACTATCGAGATTGTCGGATTACAGCGTCAGGATGCCTGGAGATAGATTCTCCAACGACGAGAAGATCGCGGCTTTGATGGATTGGACCGGAGACAGCTATAAAAGTATCAACGGCTACCTGTTCGGCGGACGAAACCCGTCGAAAGACGTCATCCATCAGGTCGAATGCATCGACGAAGCGATATCCGACCATATCACCCGAGAACGTTTCACGGTCGACAGGCAGATGCGGTTGTCGACGTTCCACGTCAACGACATGGAGTCGCTTTTCGATTTGAATACCGGTCGCACCTTCGAACACATCGGCTACATGGCCACCAGCATCAAGGAGGGAGGCATTGACGTTGATGGGGAAGACCGCATCGCCACAAGAATCCTGGTACCGCCGGGAAGCGCCGGCGTGTATGTGGAGCCGATCACTCAGCATCCGGGAGAATACGAAATTCTCCTGCCGAGAGGAAGGACTCTTCGTTTCGAAGGGCTTGGAGCATCCGACGGCAGGCCGATCGTTTATCTGAGACTGCTATGATTGAGCCTATGGATCGTTCCGACCGCTTCACGTTTATGCCCGGTGATTTGAAGGAAGTCACCGATGAGCGCCATCTTGCGGAAATCAAACGCAAGTATGGCGACATCTCCATGCCGCAGGACGAATATGAATGGGTCAGGAACGAAGGAAAGAAGCGCTGGTCCGTCGGCGACTATGTGTCGACCGACGAGCTGCGGTCCGAATACGCGCGAAGAAAAGCGCTGGGAAATCTCTGAATCCCAGAAAGCCATCACGTCGAAAACGTGGTGGCTTTTCTTTTACCTTTCACACCCCAGCGATGGGGCGGGGCGCAGCCATGCGCGAAACCAACAAGAATGGCCGCCCACTCGCCGGCGTCAGGCGTGGAAAACCAAACAAAAGGAGCTACCAATCATGGCAGAAGACAATCAGACCGACGCTGACGGCCAGCAGGAGCCGGGACAGCACGCTCCGACCACGAAGGACGTGAACGACGCGAAGCCGAAGACCTTCACGCAGGAGGAAGTCGACCGCATCATCAGCGAACGCCTCGGCAGGGAACGCGGCAGGAAAAGCGACTATGAGGAACTCAAGGAGAAGGCCGGCCACACCGCCGACCTCGAATCGAAGCTCTCCAAAGCGCTCGAAGAGAACGAGAAGCTTAAAAACGAAGCCAAACAGGCCGAACATGAGAAAGAGCTCTCCGCAATCCGTGTCGAGGTCGCGGCCAAACACGGCATCAACGATCCAAGCGTCCTCGTCGGCGACGATGAGAAGCAGATCGGCGACTACGCCGAAAGACTCATGAAGGTGTTCGCCGGCATGAGATCCCGCGGAATCGTCGCGGAGCAGAGCGCCCACACCGGACAGGCCAAGCCGAAACATTCCAGCCGCGAGGATTTCGCCAACGCCATGAAGAACACGCTCCTGTAACCCAACCATCAGCCACTTAATGAAAGGATGAGTCATGGCAGATCCGTCAATGACCCGAAAAAGCAATGGCCTCGACCTCACTCCAGAAACCCAGGCGGAGATCTGGCAGACCGCGAAATACCAGAGCGCGTTCATGCAGCTCGTACCCGAAATGAAGCTTCCAGGCAACGGCGCGCGCGTGCCGATCATCACCGGCGACCCCGAGGCCGCGTGGGTCGATGAAGGAGCGGAGAAACCCAAGAGCGGCGTCGGCTTTGGTAAGAAGGACATGCTGCCGTACACCATCGCGGTCATCATGCCGTTCTCCAACCAGTTCAAGCGCGACTTCGGCGCCCTCTACGACCAAGTGGTCGCCAAGGGGCCGGGCGCTATCGCGCGCACCTTCGACAAGACCATCATGGGATTGGTTGACGCTCCGGGCTCGGACTTCGACACATTGAAGGCCGCAAAGAAGATTAGCCTCGGTCAGGACGTGTGGAAGAACCTGAACGCGGCCGACGACTCCGTATCCGCGGCGGACGGCACCCTCGACGGATGGGCAATGTCCACCCAGGGCCGAAGCCTCCTGCGACAGGCCACCGACAACAACGGACGACCACTGTTCCTCGACGGCACCGGCTCGTCCGACGTGTCCACCATCCTCGGCAATCCTGTGCAGATCTCCAAGGGCGTGCACGTCCCCGCGGTCACCGAAGGCACCGCCGCCAAGGAGATCATCGGCGTCGGCGGCGAATTCGCATCCGCCGCATGGGGCTCCGTCGAAGGAATGCAGACAAGCATCTCCGACCAGGCGTCCATCACCATCGACGGCAAGCAGGTCAACCTGTGGGAACACAACATGTTCGCCGTGCGAATCGAAATCGAGGTCGGCTTCCGTATCCGCGACATCAACCGCTTCGTCCTGCTCACCGCCTGACGGAGTCCGACATGACGGACGAACCGGAAATGTTCGCCACCTCCGACGACCTCGAACGGAGATGGCACAAGCTCACCGACGAGGAACGTCAGAAAGCCGACACGCATCTCGCGGACGTGACCGACTACATCAAGGAACGCTCGTCCATCTGGCAGCGGCTCCTCGAAGAACGGCCACGCCTGCTGACGAAGATCACCTGCGACATCGTCCGCAGAATCATGCAGGCCGACCCGTACGACATTCCCGGCGGCATCACGCAGATGAACCAGACCACCGGCAGCTTCAGCGAACAATACAGTTTCGGAGCGCCCACCGGCGATCTCTGGCTGCGCGACGACGAGAAACGCATCCTTGGCATCAACGCTCAGCGCGCGTTCAGCGTCGACATGGCAACGGGGGAGACGTCCTAGTGGAAACCATCGAAGTGTGGCGCGGCCAGTCCACCACCGACACGGACGGCAACCCCATCCAGGGCAAACCCGCCCGCGTCGGCACGTTCCAGGCGATGGTCGCGCCAACCTCCACCACCGACCAGACCGAGGAGAACGCCAGCCCGCAGACCACCGAATACACGATCCACATCCGCGGAAACCAACCGACCGGCATCCAAGCCACCGACCTGATCAAAGTCAGAGGCATCCTCCTGCCCGTCAAAGGAAAACCGCAAGTGTGGAACAACCTCCACGGACGCCACATCGGCGACGTCATCACCGTGGGCGAACGGGAAGGATAAACATGGCCAAACGATGCAGATTCGTATTCAACCGCAAGGCATTCAGCCAACAGGTGCTGAAGAACGAGACCCTGCAGGGCCGCATGCGCGACGCCGCCAACGAGGCCGTCACCGACAGCCGGTGCATGGTCCGCGACCATAACGGCGCGAACCGCAACGGCGTGGCCATCCTCTGCCCCGCACCCGTGGAGAAGGCGCACGGCACATTGGAGGACACGCTCGGAAGGATGCGCGTATGAGCAGCATCCCGGTCACTCCCCGCCGCACGGAACCCCTGCTCCTGCCCAAACTGAGGACACTGTTCCCGGACGTGACGTTCGACACCATCGAACGAAGCGACCTCGAACCTCCCTTCACCGAAGCCACTCTGGCCGACTCCATGCAAGGCATGAGCACCCCAATCTCGCAGTACGTGCGACTGCGGCTGAGCGTGCGCTGCATGAGAGAGGACCATACGGGCGACTGGGACAAGGCCGCACGCCTGTGGGCCGACATCGCGAGGGAGATCATCGGGCTTGGAACCGTCGCGCCGCTCATCGACGCGTCACTCGAATCCGGGCCGGTACGCATGACGGACGAGGACAAGAGGCTGGTGTGCGCGTACGGCGTGCTCCTGCTCGAGGTCACCGTCAACTGAAACACAACCAAAGACAACGTGCCGCCACACGCGAAGAACGGAAAGGTGCAGACGAATGTCTGACAACAACGAAAAAACCACCGTCGCCGCGCAGGCGGCATCCACGCCCAGCGCGCAGGCCGCGCAGGGCGCGACCGACTACGGGTACGTGTCCAGCGGCAACACCGCAGGCAACGTGCGCCTGATCAAGAACTACGCGCTGTTCCTGTTCCCCAAGGGCGACAGCACGTTCGTGGCTCCGACCGGAGTGGCCTGGACCCCGCCGGCAAGCAAGAAGCCGATCGGCTACTCCACGGAGGACGGCGCCGTACTGCATCCGGAACCGGGCGACAGCACCGACTACAAGGCCCACAACGGCGACATCGTGCTGTCCGACACGGATCCGGGCTACTGGACCCTGCAGCTCGCCGCCATGGAGGGCCGCAAGGATGTGGTGTCGGCCTACTTCGACGTGGACGTCGAAACGGACGGCGGCATCAGCATCAAGGGCGCCGGATTGAAGAAGGAGTGGATCCTCGTGCTGGTCGCGCTCGACCAGCAGGACCGTCCGTTCCTCCTGTACGGCACCAACGCGAAGGTGAGCGACCGTGACGACGTGAGCCTGAAATCCAGCGAGATCATGAACTTCAGCATGACGTTCAAGATGCTCAAGGGCGCCAACGGCGAACAGTTCCACGCATGGGGCCTCGTCACCGACTCATCCAAGTGAGTTCATTGATTCTTCCCGTGCGGACGATGGCGGTCGGACGCACGGGACACCCATTCAACCGCCAACCATTAGAACGGAGCCAACATGAGCGACAAAGAATACCATGTCGTGGACGTAGACCTGACCGAAGCGGAAGAGCTCAAACCCGACGTGCACCTCGAGGTCGCCGGCGTCAAACTCGACCTGCCGAACCTCAACAACGCGGAACTGCCCATCGAACTCGTCCAGGCCATCCTCCTGGTCAAAAGCAAGCCAATGCTCTCCGACGAGGAAACCACGGCCTGCGTGAGCACGTTCCTCGCCTACTTCCAGACGATGCAGCCGAACTTCTGGAACGTGCTGCGCAAGACCAAACGTCCGATGGCCTACCTCACCGCGACCATCAAGGCGTGGGCCGAGGAATCCGGACTGGACCCAAAAGCGTTTACCTCGCCCACCTCTGGAACAACAATCGCGCGGCACTAGCCTACGACTGGATCCGAGCGTACGGGCAGATCTACAGGCCCGTACGCTTCCAGGAATGGGTTGAAGGCCAACGTCCGCGAGTCGATTGGGGACTCGCCTGGGCGTTGACCCGCGAAATCCTCAAAGACCATACGAGCCACTCGTGGATGGCGTTGCAGAACGCCGTCTACGCGCCCGACGGAGCCGAACAGGTGGTCTGGACGCTGTCCGGACAACGCAAACGCCCATGGTTCGACCACGAGCACGACCCGCTCCGCCCGCCAACCCCGACGCACAGCCTCACCCGCCGTCAACGCGAGGACAGGGAACGGCTCAAAGCCTACTTCCACATCAACGACGACCTCTGACTCCGACCGCCATCGGAATCCCAACATACGAATAAGGAAACACGATGGCACAGGACATAGGCGTCGCATACGTCCACGTCGAACCATCCGGCAAAGGATTCGGCAAAAGCATCGAAGGCGACATCGGCGACGCCGTCAACAACGCCTCCAAGAAAAGCTCCAACACCCTCATCTCGAAAATCGGCGGGGCATTCGGCAAAATCGGCAAGGTCGGCACAGGCGCGATCGCCACCCTCGCCGGCGGCATCACCGCATTGGCCGCCAAAGGCGGCTTCACCCGCGCCCTCAACATCGAGAACGCGCAAGCCAAACTCAAAGGCCTCGGCCATGACAGCGCGAGCGTCACCGAAATCATGAACGACGCGCTCGCCTCCGTCAAGGGCACCGCGTTCGGATTGGGTGACGCCGCGACCGTCGCGGCAAGCCTGTCAGCATCCGGCATCAAGGAAGGCGACCAGCTCACCAAGGTCCTCAAGACCGTGGCCGACACCGCGCAGATCAGCGGCAGAAGCCTCACCGACATCGGCATGATCTTCGGTTCCGTCGCCGCCCGAGGCAAACTCCAGGGCGACGACATGCTCCAGCTCATGTCGAGCGGCATCCCCGTGCTCCAGATGCTCGGCAAGCACCTGAACAAGACCAGCGCCGAAGTGTCCGACATGGTCTCGGACGGCAAAATCGACTTCCAAACCTTCGCCGACGCCATGCAGGAAGGCCTAGGCGGAGCCGCACTATCCGCAGGCACCACATTCACCGGCGCCCTGGCCAACGTGAAAGCCGCGTTGAGCCGACTCGGAGAAACAGCCGCCACACCAGTCCTCAACGGCCTGCGCGGCCTGTTCAACCAAGCCATCCCACTCATCGACACATTCACCGCAGCCGTCACACCAACCCTGCAAAAAGTCGGAGCGGCACTCCAACAAGGCCTCGAGAACGCGATACCCGCCACACAGGCGAAACTCAAAAACCTTGGCGACACGATCTCCAACATCCCCGGCTTCCAGATGCTCGCCTCGGCGACGGCCAGCCTCAAAAGCCAACTCACCGGCCTCTGGAACGCAATCACATCACTCATAGGCGGACTCAACAATGGCGGCGAAGCCGCCACAATGTTCTCCACAACCGCCGGCGCGCTCGCGGGAGTGGTCGCTTCGGTCGCGCAGGCGTTGTCGAACGCGGCGGGATGGGCGAAGACGTTCGTCAACACGTTCATCGAGACGGGCGCGTTGCAGCCGTTCCTTGAAAGCCTGACCGGCGTCATCTCCGGATTGGGCTCGCTGGTTTCCGGATTGGCGGCCGCGGTCTCGCAGGCCTTCGGCTTCAACGACAGCGCGCGCACCGCCGGTTCCGCGGCGCAGAGCTTCGCCGGACTGTTGAACACTTTGACCGGCGTGCTCATGACGGTGGGAGGCTGGCTGCAGTCGGTCGGACAGTGGGCGCAGCAGAACGGCGCACTGGTGTCCGGCGCGTTGAAAGCCATCACCATCGCATTGCTCGCGGTCAAAGGCTGGGATATCGTCTCGGCCGGGCTGAAGACAGTTTCCGGTGGACTGAAGGCCATTTCCGCGACTGCCTCCGGTGTGGAGAAGACCGCTACGGCCGCGTTCGATTTGATTGGCAAGATCTCCGCCGCGGGAAGTGTGACGGGCGGTCTGAAGCAACTCGCTGGCTCGTTCAACATCGTCAAGACCGCTCAATCGGCGTGGAGTGCGGTGACCAAGGCCGCTACTGCCGTGCAATTGGCGTTCAGCGCTGCTTTGGACGCGAATCCTATCGGAATGCTCGTCGTAGCCATCGGTGCGGTCGTGGCCGCATTGGCATGGTTCTTCACCCAGACCAATACCGGACGTCAAATGTGGGCGTCGTTCACGTCGTTCCTTTCATCCGCATGGCAGACGGCCGTGAGCACGGTCGTCTCCATCGGCCAGACCATCGTCACGTTCTTCACCTCGACGCTCCCGTCGGCCATCCAAGGTGTCGGACAATGGTTCCAACAACTGCCCGGCAACATCGCCGGCTGGCTCGCCGGAACAGCGTCAGCCGTCGCCTCATGGGCCGTGAGCCTTGGCCAGTCCGCATTGCAGGCCGGCCAACAGTTCCTCACGAACCTCGCCAACGCGATCATGAACCTGCCAGAGACGATCGCCTACTGGCTCGGCTACACCGTCACGTCAATCGCGCTGTACGCGGTCGCGTTCGGCGCGCAGGCTCTCCAGATGGGCATGCAATTCGTGCAGAACGTCGGCACGTTCCTTACCCAACTCCCAGGGAACGTGGCCGCATGGCTCGCCTCGACAGCCGCGAGCATCGGCGCATGGGTGTCGTCCACGGCCATGCAGGCTCTACAGATGGGTACGCAGTTCCTGCAGAACGTCGGCACGTTCCTCACCCAGCTGCCCGGCAATGTGGCCAGCTGGCTCGCGGGAGCCGTAGCCTCAGCCTCGGCGTGGGTTTCCAACATGGCATCGCAGGCCATCCAGGCGGGCAGCCGGTTCCTCACGAGCGTGGGCACGTTCCTCGCCCAATTGCCGGGAAGAATCGGCTCCTGGCTGTCCGCGACGATCTCCAGCGTCGCCAACTGGGCGTCCCAGATGGGGACCAAGGCGTCGCAGGCCGGCAAGCAGTTCGTGCAGAACATCGTCAGCACCCTTTCCTCCCTGCCGGGCCGCATGCTCAGCATCGGAGCGAACATCGTCAGCGGCATCGTCAGCGGCATCCAGAGCAAGATCGGCAGCATCGCGTCGAGCCTGCTCTCCGGCGTCAACGACGCCATCTCCGCTGTCAAAAGCAAACTCGGCATCCACTCGCCGTCACGCCTCATGCGTGACGAGGTCGGCGTGATGATCGGCCGAGGCATGGCATTGGGCATCGATGATTCAGCCGCCGTGGTCAACCGGTCCATGGACTCGCTCGTCTCCACGATGAGCCTCGACGGTACGGACTGGGCGAAGACCGGACGATTGAACGTCACCACGGCCACGCCATCGGATTCCGACAGACTCTTGGAAACCGTCATCGGCAGGATGGACACGCTGATCGAAGCCGTCGAAGCGGCGACGGCCGACGACCGGCCGTTCACCCAACGTGACTTCGCAAGACTCGTAAGGAGCGTGGCATGAGAACCCTGAGCTACGTGAGCGGCGCAACAGGCGAGTCGATCGGTTTCGAAGGGCCGCTCTACGGCGAGACACTCACCGGACTGCGCGCCCGCATCTGGGACTACAGCCTCGCCTCGCGCGGCATGACGGGCATCACCCGCAAGGCACGTGAGACGACAGTCACCGTGAAGATCCACGATTCTCCGGAGACGCTCAACCTATTGCGCCGCCTCTCGGACGCCGACATGGCATCCGGGAACCCGGGCACGCTCATCGCCGACGGCGAGTGGAAAGCCGGAGCGTGGATCACGAAAAGCGAACCGCAATCCATCACGCCCACGATGGTCGAGACACAGTTGACCATCGTGCTGGCCGATGGCGTGTGGCGCCGTCCGACCATGACGCATTTCACGCCACGATACGATTCCGGAACCGCCGACCTTGACTATCCATATGATTATCCGCATGATTTCGCCGGCATGGCATTGGGTGCCGAGATCGTCAACGACACATCCATCCCGCAGCCGGTCAAACTCACGATATTCGGACCGTGCACAAACCCGTACGTCATCATCGGAACCAACCGATACGAGGTCGACGTGACCGTGCCATCCGGCTCGCGTCTGGAAATCGACGGCACCGGCGATGTCAGGACCGTCACCATGGTCAGCGGCACCGGGCTCGCCACCAACTGCTTCGCGCAGGCCGTGCGAGGGTCGGGCAAGGATTCCGGCCGGTACGTGTTCCAACCGCTCGCGCCCGGAACACAGTCGGTCAGCTGGCCGGGAGGATTCCAATTCGACTTGACGGTCTGCGAGGAAAGGAGCGAACCGCCATGGACCTGATCGTCACCGACGCCACAGGCAAACCCGTGGCGAGCCACGCCTCATACACGCTCGACCTCGCGTTCGGTAGCGGGGAGAACGACTTCGACCTGCAGGTCGAAGACGCCGCGCTCAAGGCGGGGAGCCGCATCATGATCGACGGCACCGAGTACGGCGGCATCATCGACGACACGGATGTCGACGTGGACGGCGGCCTGTCCACCGTCACATGGCATGGCCGCGACTGGCATGGAGTGCTCGCCTCGAAGATCATCGAACCGGACAGGAACAACGATTACCTCACCCTGTCCGGCACGATTCCCGTCATCATGCGCACGCTCGTCAGCCGTGCGGGATTGCAAGGCCTGTTCACCGTCACCGAAGAAAGCGCCGACCACAAGACCACCTGCCAGTTCGACCGGTACGTGGACCTGTACAGCGGTCTGGTCAAGATGCTCAGGGCAAGCGGACTCAAACTCCGGTTGCGTAATGACGGCGACAAGGTGGCCATGAGCGCCATGCCCGTCCGCACGATCGGCGACAGCATCGACTCGGACCTCATCGACTTCACCGCCAAACAGGCGGCGCACCCTATCAACCATCTCATCTGCCTGGGCAAGGGCGAACTCAAGGACCGTACCGTCATCCACTGGTACGCCGACGCGAACGGCACGTTCAGCCACACGCAGACCCTCAAAGGGCTTGACGAACGCACCGCCACATACGAGTTGTCCAACGCCGAAGCCGACGAGCTCGAGGACAAGGGCAGGCAGAAATTCCAGGAGCTTCGGAATGCCAGCACCATCGACGTGGACATTCCCGACGGCATCGACGCGGACGTTGGCGACCTGGTCACGGGTCGTGACAACAACACGGGCCTCGTCGTCACTGCCGAGATCTCCAAGAAGATCGTCAAGGTTTCGGGAGGCGTGCTCACCGTCACCTACGAATCCGGAGGTGCCAGCGCCGGCGGCAACAGCGGAGAATCCTCCATCGGGGATGGTGGCCACGCCTACTACGCGGGAGCCGGCCTCAAACTCGACGCCTGGACGTTCAGCGCCGACGTGACCAGAAACGACATCGACTCGCTCAACAACGCATTGTCGGGTAAACAGCCGAAAGGCGACTACATCACCGGCCTGAAAATCGGTTCGGTGGACACGCTCGCCCCCGGTGCACAGGCAAGCGCGTCGCTTACGGGCGCCGGCAGCGACAAAACCTTGAATTTGGGGCTTCCGAAAGGCGACCAGGGTCCGCAAGGGGAGAAGGGCGACAAGGGCGACGCAGGACCACAGGGGGCCACCGGAGCGACCGGACCCACCGGTCCTCGGGGAGAGAAAGGAGCGATCGGGGAGCGAGGACCGCAAGGCGTCGCCGGTCCCGAAGGCCCGCAGGGACTGCAGGGGATACGCGGCGAGAAAGGCGATAAGGGTGATGCCGGCGCGATCGGCGCGGCGGGACCGCAAGGCCCGACGGGTTCCACAGGTCCGCAGGGTCCCACGGGTCCACAGGGAGCGACCGGCCCCCAGGGCAGACAAGGCATCCAAGGTTCCCAAGGCATCCAGGGCCCGCAAGGGGAGAAGGGTGACAAGGGCGACAGCGGCGTATCCGCCCCCTCGAACGGCTTCTTCACGCTCAGCATGGAAGGCGACGGCGACCTGTACGTGAACTATCCGGACAACACGAACCAACCCTCGTTCGTCTGGGACTCCGAGAGCGGGAACCTGTACGTGGACATCCCGGAAAGGTGACACATGGCGCGACTATTGATCGGCAACATCAAAGGCCCCAAAGGTGACAAGGGCGATACCGGGGCCACCGGCCCGCAAGGCAAGCAAGGAGCGCAGGGCGTTCAGGGAGCTAAAGGCGACGTCGGCCTTCCGGCGCTCGTGATGAAGAAATCCCTCGTCGGCGAATATCCGGTGGGATCCACTTTCACGGGGAACGTGAGCGAATGGTTGAACCGAACACCACTCGCCAACGAATATTCGACCGCATTGTCAGGTGGCGGAAAATACAGCATCGTCTGGCAGTGCGTTTCACAGTCCGGCAGCCTATTCACGGGAAAGACGATTTCCCGTCAATCCATCATCGGAACGCAAGGCCCTGCCGGACCGCAAGGTCCAAAAGGTGACGTCGGCCCACAAGGCGTGAAGGGCGATACCGGCGAGACCGGGCCTAAAGGAGCCACTGGAGCTGCCGGCCCTACCGGCCCGCAAGGTCCTGAAGGGCTGAAAGGTGACAAGGGTGATAAAGGCGATGTCGGACCCGCCGGAGAAGGAGGCCCTACCGGCCCGCAAGGTCCGAAAGGCGACACCGGCCCTGCCGGACCTACCGGAGCAACAGGCCCCACCGGGCCGCAAGGCAAGCAGGGAATACAAGGTGTGCAGGGACTGCAGGGCCCACAGGGGCCGACAGGACCGCAGGGTGCCAGCGGCGTGACGGCGCCAACTTCCGGATTCTTCACACTGCAGGTCGACCCGAACGGAGACCTGTACGCCGTGTACGCGGATACGACCACCGCGTCGGCGGCTCCAGTATCCTACGATCCGGCGACGGGAGACCTGTACTACATGATCAATGACGGAAAGTAAGGAGCGCATATGACGAAGATTCTGCTCGGCAACGTCAAAGGCCCCAAGGGCGACACCGGACCGCAAGGCAAGCAGGGAGTGCAAGGACCGCAGGGCCCTGCCGGCGCCACTGGCGCGACCGGGGCCACCGGAGCGAAAGGAGAGGCCGGCCAACGCGGCGAGACCGGGTTGCCTGCCTTGATCATCACACGCATACTATCCGGATACTGGACGTCCGCATGCTCGGATTTTGACTGGCAGACACTCGGTTTCAACCGTGCCCCGGTCGTAGGCGAATACTTCTTCGCCATGACCAATGGCGGCAAGAACCTGATGTACGCACAGATCACAGCCACCGGGAAAAACGTGACGTTCAAGCCAGTCTCGAACACAAGCCTCGTCGGACCGAAGGGCGACAAGGGCGAGACGGGCATGAGCGCAAGCCAGGCGTTCATCGCCGCCCACCCGGTCGGCTCCCTTTACTGGACCACCGCCACAACAAATCCGGGAACCACCTACGGCGGCACTTGGAAGGAATGCAATACCATCCTTCCAGGACACATCTACCAGCGCACAGCCTGAAAGAGAAAGGAACATCAATGGCACGAACCACGAACATCACCAGATACACCTGCGACCGATGCCACGCCTCCGCATACCTCGCCGACGGTGACCCACGCACCTCCAGCGACTGGCACGACATCACACACACCACCGTCGACGGAGTCGCACAGGGCGCGCTCGTCTGTACCGCATGCTGGCAGACGTTCAAAGCGCTGGCAGCCACGCAGGACGCCGCCTACGCCGCATACCTCAACAACACAACAGATAGGAAGGAATGACCATGACCATGAATCTCATCACCGGCAAGGCCGGCGCTCCGCACATCACATCCAGCGACCAAGGAGCCATGCAGGCCGGACTGGTCGGAAACGGCAACTACCTGCTGCAAGGCAGCGACGGCAAATTCCCCGCCGTGACCATGCAGTCAGCAAACAAAGCGCTCATCCCGGTCCTCAACCTTGTGATCGAAGGACGATACGCACGCGTCACCGCGGCGGAGACCGTCACGATCGAAAGCGGAGTCACGGGACGGAACCGCAACGACCTGATCTGCGTGAAATACACGCGAGGTTCGAACAACATCGAAACGATCGCGCTCGCTGTGTTGAAGGGCACCGCCACCAGTGGCACGGCGGCTGATCCCACGGTTCCGTCTGGTAGTATCCTGAACAATTCCGGTACCGTGTGGATTCCGATCGCCCGCATTCCGATCAGTGGCATCACCGCTGGAACTCCTGTCATGCTTGTCAAGCAGTTGCCTCCGATGAGCCAGCTGTGGGATTCCGTAACCC